ATCTTGAGTGATGATAATCGTGTAGTTCTCACAGATAGTTCTCAATTAGTTTTAACATGAACAAAGATGACATCACAAAGAATCTTGAGAAACACATGCCACAGAAACCTGTGGTGAAACCAAAAGAGTCTGAAACTGTTCGTGATGCAGAGGAAGACTATGAGTATTCTCGCGAGAAGTTCAAGAGTCTGATTGACCGTGCAGAAGGGGCTATTGATGCTGCTATGGGGCTTGCAATGGAAGCTGAACATCCAAGGGCATTTGAAGTTGTCTCTCAGATGATCAAGAACACCAGTGACATGACCACTGAACTCATGAAACTCCAGAAGGAGCGCAAGGCTCTCCATAAGGAGGAAGAGAAGAAACAGGAAGTCACCAATAATAATGCTATCTTTGTTGGTTCCACAAGTGAACTACAGAAGATACTGAAGAACGAAATTATCATCAATGCAGAGAGTTCAGAACAATGACCTTGGATATCTCGGCAACCCTCGCGTGAAGAGGGACGGCGTCGAGCAATCCTTCACCAAAGAAGAGGTTCAAGAGTATGCAAAGTGCATGGCATGTCCCGCATACTTTATAGAAAACTACATGAGAATCATTCACCTTGATAAAGGTCTGGTTCCATTCTCTCCATATCCATACCAGAGAAAGATGTTTCAACACTTCAATGACAATCGTTTCTCTATTGTTCTTGCTTGTCGTCAATCCGGTAAATCCATTTCAAGTGTTGGTTATATCCTCTGGTATGCAATTTTTCACCCAGAGAAGACCATTGCGATTCTGGCAAACAAAGGTGCTACTGCAAGGGAGATGCTTTCCCGTGTGACTCTGGCATTGGAGAATCTTCCATTCTTTCTTCAGCCGGGATGTCGAGCACTCAATAAAGGTAACATTGAGTTTTCAAATAACAGTGAGATCATTGCAGCAGCAACCTCTGGTAGTTCAATTCGTGGTCTCTCTATCAATCTTCTGTTCCTTGATGAGTTTGCATTCGTGGAACAAGCAAACAAGTTCTATACCTCCACCTATCCTGTTATCACCTCTGGTAAAACCACTAAAGTCATCATTACTTCCACAATGAACGGTATTGGTAATGTGTTCTATAATATCTGGCAGGGTGCTATTCAGGGAACAAATGACTTCAAACCATTTCGTGTGGATTGGTGGGATGTTCCCGGTCGAGATGAGGAATGGAAGAAACAAACAATCGCAAACACATCACAGCTACAATTCGATCAAGAGTTTGGCAATGCTGCAATAGGTCATTCGGATACCCTGATTGCTACTGATAAACTTCTGGGGTTAAAGGCAAAAACTGCAATAGAATACAAAGAAGATTTGGGTCTGAGATTCTATGACAAACCCGAAGAGGGTCATCGATATATCATGGCAGTAGATACCAGTCGTGGTCGTGGACAGGACTATTCTACCTTCAATATCATTGATATAACTGCAAGACCATTCAAGCAAGTTTGTGTCTATCGAAACAACATGGTCTCACCACTGCTGTTTCCTGATATCATTGTGAAGATTGCAAACCTCTATAATGAGGCAATGGTCCTGATTGAAAGCAATGATGCTGGTCAGGTAGTTTGTAATGCAGTCTACTATGAGCATGAGTATGAGAACACCTTTGTGGAGTCTTCAATCAAGCGTGGTGGGATTGGTATTACGATGACCAAGAGAATCAAAAGAGTTGGTTGTAGTAATCTCAAGGACTTGATTGAGATGAGTAAAATTGAGATACGTGATGCAGACACAATCGAAGAACTTAGCTGCTTTTCTGCAAGGGGTGGTTCCTACTCAGCAACAGAAGGTAATCACGATGACTTGGTGATGAACCTTGTCCTGTTCTCATGGTTTGCATCCAGTGATGCCTTTGGTGATATGGTGGAGGAATTGGATTTCAAATCCATGCTCTATGCGGATCGTTCCAAGGAGATTGAGGATGACATGGTTCCTGCTGGATTTTTCTCTGCTCCAGCAGGAGATACCACTAATTATGAGTATGAGGAGATGCTTCGACAGAGACAGGAATGGCATAACCTCTGAAAGAACGAAAAATTATAAATAGATGACATGAACACCTTGTAATGATTCAAACACTTATAATTAACCTAAGAGAGAAAGATAAACAAATATGGGATTCCTAGTATCACCGGGGGTCGATGTCAATGAACTCGATCTCACCAATGTTATTCCCGCTGTTTCCACATCTATTGGTGGATACGTCGGAGATTTTACATGGGGTCCGGTAAACCAGCCAACGCTGATCTCTTCCGAGACAGAGTTGGTTGAGGTTTTCGGTCCTCCAACAACTAACAACCAAAAGTCTTACCTTGAAGCTGCTTCCTTCCTGAAATACGGAAATGCTCTTCGTGTGGTTCGTGCAGTCAAAAGCTCAGAGTCCAATAATCTGGTGAATGCCAGAAATGCGGCTCAGTTGAGAGCAGCACAAACCAATGATGGTGTCAACAAAAGAAACGAAATTCTTTTTGGCTTCAATGATGATGAAGCCGGTGCTGATATTGGCGCATACATCGAAAACGACGATGCGTTTGATGCACTCTCACTTCCCACTGTTGTCACTAGGAGTGAGATTGGTGGAAACGGCGGCGATGGGGACAGTCAAGGAACAAATGAGCCAATTGATGCAGTTGCTGGGTTTGACTGGGCAGCGCGTTTTCCCGGTTCTTTGGGTAACAACATTGCCATCACATATGAAGTTGCAACTTCACCACAAGAAGCTGCTGCACCTTTGAATGGATTGTTTCCAAAACCAACATCTACACAGTGGGCAATTGACACGCTTGGTGCAACTCCTGCTGTTAATGATGAAATTAACATTGTCATCTTTGACCAAGGTGGTGGCATCAGTGGAACAGCAAATACTATCCTTGAATCATACAGAGGTCTTTCTCTACTAAAGGATGCCAAGAAGGATGATGGTAGCACTAACTACTTCCTTGAGGTTATCAATCGCGATTCAAATTGGATTTACATCAGCAATGCTGAGTTCTTTGTAAACTCATTTGACCGCACTCAAGACTCCGAAGACCGCTACAATAACTTTCAACCCGGAATGGCATCAACTGCAACTAATGTTGTTGACAAGTTCTTCCTGATTGATAGTGAATTGAGCACCTTGGCAGATAAGAAGATGACAATCGACAGTGGTGTCACTGAAGATGATTTCCCTGCATCACAGGATCTTGATCATGGTGTTGCATCAACATTCACATCTCAGCCTTGGTGGAACAATGATGATGGTGGCACAAGTCATGCTGCTGCTATCTACTCCAATCAGGGTGAAATGCTCCTCAGAAACTCTGCTGGAACATGGAAATCATTCAAGGCTACCAACATTAATGATGGTCTGTCTGCCAATGATGTTATCATTATCAATGACTTCGCTGATGACGTTACTCAGCTTGATAATGATGCATATTATGTTGAGTGGGTTAACATCAATATTCCTGAAGGAACTGCAAGCGATTCGAACCTTGCTCTAGCAACAGGCACTGGTGGTGAACTCTCATCAAACGGTGTTACTGGTATTCCATTCACGAACATACAGCCTTATCTGATCCCAGAAGAACTTGGATCTGAGGGTGGTGAAGATTCAGATGAAACATTGACATTCGATAGTTTTCAGACTGGTATTTCGAATATTACTATCTATCCAACCATGCCCGGTAATTTTACACTGGAAACATGGTTCAATGCTCCTACTTCAGCCGTGGCTAGTATTCCCCAAAATAACAAGGATGGCGTCTATCTAATCATGGATGGTTCCGTGAAGCATGATGGTGGTTACCTGAAAAATATCAATCCGACCAATTACAGCACCACCAGCCGCTTGCAAATTGGTGGTAGTGAATTTCTCGGTGGTAATTTGCTTAACTTCGGCTCCGAGACACTGAAATCCACATATGGTTTTGGTGTCACATTGCGTGTTGCCAAGTTCCATAGAATCAACCTTAGCCAATATGCCATTACTGCTCCAAGTGTTGCAAATAACACTGTTGAGATTCTTCGTCTTGAGGGTGGTAAGGATGCTTCTCCTGATGTTGCTAGTGTGGTTACTGGTCTCGATAAGTTTGAGGATGCAGAGACTATTGATGTGAGCCTTCTCTTTTCAAGACAAATGGTTGATGGTGATACAACAGTCCCTAAAGCAATTAACACTATCTGTAATACGCGTAAGGATTGTGTTGGATTCATTTCACCTCCAGTTACGTCAAACTCTACTCGCGATGTTGAAGAATTCTATGATGAGACCTTGAATCTTAATAGCAATTATCTTGTGTTTGATTCAAGTCCAGTGTACGTCTACAACAAGTATTCTGACAAGTATGAGTATATTCAAGCTGCTGGTCACATGGCTGGTCTTTGTGCTCGCACTGATGATACCAATGATCCTTGGTTCTCTCCTGCTGGTTACAATCGCGGTCAGCTTCTGGATGTTGCCAAGTTGAAAATCAATCCGAATCAAGCTCAAAGAGATTCCCTCTACAAGAAGCGAATCAATCCGATTGTTTCCTTCCCCGGTCAGGGTATTCTTCTCTTTGGCGACAAGACTGCTCAGAGCAAGCCTTCTGCCTTCGATAGAATCAATGTTCGCCGTTTGTTCATTGTTCTTGAAAAGGCAATTGCGACTGCTTCCAAGTATCAACTCTTTGAACTGAACGATGAGTTTACTCGCGCCATGTTCCGTAACATGGTCGAGCCATTCCTTCGTGATGTTAAGGGTCGTCGTGGTATCACTGACTTCTTGGTTGTTTGTGACGAGACAAACAATACAGGACAGGTCATCGATTCCAATCGTTTCGTTGCTGACATCTATATCAAGCCAGCACGTAGTATCAACTTCATTACCCTGAACTTCATTGCCACGCGCACTGGAGTTGAGTTCACTGAAATTGCTGGTGGACAGGGTTAATCGACTAAATAGTTAAAGAGAAAGAATACTATTATGGCTAATATCGATGATTTCAAAGCAAAACTGGCTGGTGGTGGAGCAAGACCAAATCTCTTCAAGGTGATTTGTAACTTCCCGGCAACTGCACAGGGTGATGCTGAACTTGCATCATTCTTGATCAAGGGTGCTGCTCTCCCTGCCAGTGTCATGGCTCCGATTGAAGTTCCATACCGTGGACGCAAGCTCAAGATTGCTGGTGACAGAACCTTTGAGCCTTGGACAATCACTGTTATCAATGATACCGGTTTCGTAACACGTAATGCCTTTGAACGCTGGATGAACAGCATCAATGAGCATGTTGCGAATGTTGGCATTGCCAACCCTACCGAATATCAGACTGATATGACTGTCCAACAGCTTGATAAGGACGATTCTGTTATTAAGCAGATTGAGTTCCGTGGTGTGTTTCCTACGAATATCTCTCAGATCGATTTGAATTACGAGACGAATGATACCATCGAGGAATATACTGTTGAACTTCAGTATCAATACTGGGAAGCAGCTGGTGTTACTTCCTAAACAAATAAAGTAATGGTTACATGGAGTGGGTGGTCTTCGGGTCACCCACTCCAGACCATATAAATATAGAATATGGAACTGTTTGGATTTGAAATAACTAAGAAGATCAAAGCGTCTCGTCAAGAAAAAAAGGAACTGCCTGCATTGGTTCCAGACCAGAATGACGACGCAATCATAACATCTGCTGCTGGTGGATATTACGGTCAATATATTGACCTTGGTGGTACTCAGGTTACCAATGAAAATGACTTAATTCGCCGCTATCGTTGGTGCGCCTCCCAACCAGAAGTTGACCAAGCAATTTCCGATATTGTAGATCAAGCAATTGCCAGTGGGGAGACTAGTTCACCTCTCTCAATCATTCTTGAAGACCTTGACCAACCTGATGAGGTAAAGGAAGAAATCATTGACCAGTTCAATCATGTCCTGAAGCTTTTAAACTTTAACCATATGGCAGCAGATATCTTTCGCTCATGGTATGTGGACGGAAGACTCTATTATCACCTGATGGTTGACCCTAAGAATCCAAAACTTGGTATTCAGGAAATGCGTAAGGTTGATCCTACTGCAATTCGTAAGGTCAAAGAGATTACCACAAAGCAAGATAAAACTACTGGTGTGCAGACTGAACAAGTCACTGCTGAATACTTTGTGTATGGTGACTATGAATCAGGAAACGCAACAAGCGGAATCAAGGTAGACAAGAACGCAGTCATCTACTGCCCATCTGGTCTCGTAGATGAGACCGGAGAGAAAACAATTTCCTACTGCCACAAGGCAATCAAGATCATCAATCAGTTGAGAATGCTGGAAGATGCCTTGGTAATTTATCGTATTTCCCGTGCTCCTGAAAGACGTATCTTCTATGTTGATGTTGGTAACCTTGCGAAAGGTAAAGCAGAACAATACGTCCAGAGCATCATGTCCAAGTATCGTAATAAGTTGGTCTATGATGTCGATACTGGACAGATTCGTGATGACCGTAAGTCAATGGCAATGCTTGAAGACTTCTGGCTACCACGTAAAGAAGGTGGAAGAGGCACTGAGATCACCACTCTTCCCGGTGGTGAGAATCTTGGTCAGATTGATGATGTCATCTTTTTCCAGAGAAAGCTTTACAAGGCACTGAATGTTCCGATTGGTCGTCTGGAAACTGATGCAGCATTTACTGTTGGTCGTGCCACGGAAATCAACCGTGAAGAAGTTCGCTTTCAGAAGTTCATTGATAAGCTTCGTAAGAAGTTCTCTCATCTTATTCTGGATACCCTGAAGGTGCAGTTGCTTCTCAAGGGTGTGGTGACTGAGAAAGATTGGGAATCGATTCGTGAAGATATCACACTCGACTTTCTGGAGGATAACTATTTTTCTGAACTCAAGGAAATGGAAATTCTTCGTGAACGTATAGAGATGCTTGCCCAGCTTGGTGAGTATGTCGGCACCTACTACTCTAATGACTGGATTCGTCGCAATATTCTTCGTCAGGACGATGAAACCATCGAGAAACTGAAGAAGGAAATCGAAGACGAGAAGAAATCCGGTGAGATTGAAGAGCCTGAAGAGGGCGAATTTTAACAATTGGAAAAATCAAATATTATAAATAGAAGTTATGAGAGAAATCAAAGATTTACTACAGAGCATTACAAGTGACAATCAAACAAAAGCCAAAGAGCAGTTCGACGCAATTATTGCAGACAAGGTTTCGAATGCACTTGATGCTCGTAAAGTAGCAGTTGCCCAAAAGAGGTTCAATGAATCTGTCACTGAAGCAAAAAGAGAGTTTAAAAATGGTGACAAGGTTTATATCCATGATGGTGATAGCTTTGGTCCAGAGGTCCACTTCGAAGGTATCGTAAT